ATTTTTCCAACGTGAGCAATCATATCATTTGGTATTATCATTCTTTCCACCTTGTTTTAAAATGCCACCATTTTTTTCTTAATTTTTCCATGTCAGCATAAACCCTTTTATTTTTATCAGAACTTCTTTTTTTAAACCATCGTCTTAATAATAATTTACCGCCTACTCTTTTAGCACCATAAACTATCACACAAGCCTGCCGCTATACTGATAAGTTCCCGTATGGACTAATTGTGTCCAAGCTGCACCATGTACTTTAATCCCATTGTCACGAGCAAGCTTACAGAAATGATAGTCTTCAGATAACAAGTGCCCTTTTTCATCTATACTTGTTGCAAAGTATTCAGTAATCTTATCACCTAAATCAGAGTTGTCATTAACATCATTCATGTTATGAATATATGATGGACATTTATCTTTTAACTTCTCAAACACTTCACGTTTAATTAACATAAAGCCTGTGCCACCATATTTAATTTCAAATGGCTTATCTGTAGGGACTAATTGTTTTTCCTTTTCTTCTATAGTGCTAACAACATATTCGCCAGTAAAGTATTTAAGTTGATTCTCTGGCACTTTCTTTTCTATAGCAAAAGCTACACCATTCCAATTAATCTCTTTTTTAGGATATAATCCACAAAGAATATCTACGTCAGCATCAAGCATCTTAAAGAAATGTTCTGGCTCAAAGCTAATATCAGCATCTATAAACATCATGTGCGATGCGTCACCTTTTAAGAAGTCATTCACAAGTGTATTACGACCACGAGTAATAAGGCTTTCGTTATAAAGAAAAGAGAAATATGCGTCTATATCTTTAGATATAAGCCATGCTTGTAGTTTAAGCATAGATTCAAAGTATGTGCCATAACACAAACCTCCGTACATTGGTGTTGCTATAAATAAACTAGGCTTCATATTTTATCCCGTGTAATTGTTCAATTAATCTTGCAAACTTAAATATCTTATCTAATGTTACTACTTGACTTCCGTATCCAAAAGCATCTTTATATGCCTTTATAATTTGTTCTTGTGTAAGTGGGTTATAGTCCATTATTTGCTTCCGTTAATTTTTTACTATCGTATTTTTTAGTATTAGTAACTTTAATAATGCGTTTAGTATCTGCTATAAGTGGAGTAATGGTAACATTGTGCATTTTATATTTTAAGTCTTTATACCAAGACATTTCTTTAGGTTCTGAAGTCATAAGCCCAGACCATACAAGTGTTCCATTGCCATCAAATTCTTCTACTAAATACGCTATTGGTTTAGTCACAGAATACCAACCTTCCTATTTTAATGTTACAGTTTTTCCATCCAGCTGGTGTTGTAATACTATCATCATAGAAGTGTAGTTTGTTTCCTATAGGATTCTTAATCTTATTAAAGTAAACAGCATCTATAGCTGTATATTTAATTTGTAAGTATCTTTTTTGATCTACTTCTTCATGGTTAGCATCTGTCACACCTTGAAACTGACCGTTAGCGTATACAACTTCGCATGGGTCATTGCCATAGTTTTTGCTTTTAACACGATTGCGTATTACATTAAACACACCAATAATTTCTTGTTGCGTTCCAGCTTCGTGATATGCGGCATGAGCATAACAACTCATGTATAAGTCTAACGTATTAGCTTCCATCTGGTCTATAGAATCCGTAAACAAGTGGGTAAATAACTTTTGCACCTACTTCGTTAATAACAAATTGCCTTACTTTATCTTTATGAGTACCTGCAAGTTCACAGCATAACGCATAAACATCATTGTCGTCAAATAACCATTGTATAGCTTCTACTTTTGTTTTATTGGCTATATTGTTTTTGCTTGTTGTGCTTCTACTACTTCCTTCAGTCATGTCTTTTTTGCTTTTTGATGGTACATACACAGCATCTTCTATTGCTTGATTTAGCATAGAAATCAATAACTTACCTTCAGGTGTGAATGCTAATTCGCTAGTATCATTAAAATCTATAATCTCTTCCATAATGTCTCCGTATTTTCATTAGGGTAATATAATTACTTTATGTTTGACTTTACCTGTATAAATCATGTAAATTATATCTACAGGCAAATTGCTTGGATTTAATAAGGACAAACATCATGTGGACAAAACCAGCTGTTTCTGAAATGCGTTTCGGCTTTGAAGTTACAATGTATGTAATGAATAAGTAATCCAAGAGAGGGTGTTCCTAAAAAGGAACATCCTCGTCTTCTTTAACAGCAGGCTTAACATCGCCTTCTTTTATTTGTACTGATCCAGAAATAAACTTACCTTTCTGACCTTCTCTAATCCAACCACTAACTCTAAACTCAATACCATCTACATTTAAATTACCTGTGTAGTCTGGACGTTTTGGATTGTCACCTTTATCGTTTTTAAATAACGAAAATGTATTTGTATTATCATACTGTGCCATTATGTTTTCCTTTTAAATAAACACGTTGAACAACTGACCCTCTAAAGCAATCAGGACTTTCTTTTACTATGGTTGTTACCACTTCATCAAGCTTATGAATGTAAACGTTTTGCTGTCTTTCTTTTAACTCTACAAAACGATCAGAACGTATATTACTATAACAAGCTTTGATTCTATCTCTTTGTTCCGCAGTTAAACTCATTTAATCTCCTTCAGTCTGTTAATAACATCATCTACTTCACTTAAGAACTGCTTTACTTCTGCTTCTAACTCTTTTTGATAGTCTACATCTGCCTCTACACGCTTAACAAATACTTGTAAATGCTCTGGAAACATTGGGTTATAACTTACAAAGTCACACCATTTGCGACCAGTGCATAACAGCTGAAATTGTATTTGTGGCATATATTTGCTAGGAACATCTTGACTCATTAATGTCTCTGTGTGTGTTGTACCCATAGGACATTTGATTTCAATGATTCCATCTTCACCTACAATACCATCAGGACTTGCACCAGCTTCCAAAGTAGGGTGCTGAATAAACCCTACTTCTTCCACTTCCCCGAATTGTTGCACATATCTTTCCCTAGCAACATTAACTATTACGGACATTAAAGATAATTCTAAAGTAGAGATTACAAGCCCTATGTCTACTGCAGCTCTTAAAGGATGTCATGAAGTTCAGAATTTAGGTGCTGTGCAAACTTATATCCGTAGATACTTATGGGTAGCTGCATTAGAAATTGTTGAGCATGACGTAGTAGATGCTAGTGCTGGTGCTGCAACATTTAAAATGAAAGATACTAAATCAGAGGACTTTATCTAATGGAACAACGTTCAGAAGAGTGGTTCAAAGCACGTCTAGGCAAAGTAACAGCCAGTCGTGTAGCTGATATACTAGCAAAGATTAAAAGTGGTGAGTCTGCATCTAGACGTAACTATAAGATTCAGCTAGTAAGTGAAAGACTTACAGGTGAAAAGCAAGAAACATATATTAACCAAGCGATGCAAGATGGAATTGACAGAGAATTCTATGCTAGGGAAAGATATGTGCAACAATTTGGTGAAGTGGAAGAAGTAGGATTTATTCAGCATCCTACTTTGGAAGCTGGTGCTAGTCCAGATGGTTTAGTAGGTGATGATGGATTGATTGAGATTAAATGCCCATTAGGCACTACACATACTGAAACATTAATGACACAAGAAGTTCCGAGCAAGTATATACCACAAATACAATTTCAGCTACTATGTACAGGTCGGAAGTGGTGTGACTTTATAAGTTACAATCCTATGTTTCCAGAGCATTTGCAATTATTTGTGAAACGTGTGGATGCCGACCCTGTATACCAAAAAGAACTAGAAGTAGAAGTAGGTAAGTTTTTAGATGAGGTGAATGATGTAATCAACAAACTTAAGGAGATTGAATGAGACTAACAGAGGAACAAAGACTAAAACTTATGATGGCTAGTAGTGGTTTAACGCCTAGAAAGTTTTGGGATTTAGGTGAAGATGGTCAAGCACCTTACATGGAAAAGCTTCATGCAGCAATAGATGAAATACTAGAAGCTAATCCAGACGCATTTAGAGGTTCAGTAGTAAAGAAGCATTATACTAGACGTAAAAACGCAGTTAGATAACTTAAGGAGAAAAGCATGGCAGAACAAAAGTACGATAATACAAACACCTTTACATTGTTTAAGAACGATCAAGGTGACAACCCTAAAAAACCAAACTACACTGGAATTTTAAATTCTGAAGGAGTTGAGTTTAGACTTGCTGGTTGGATTCGTGAGGGTAAAAACGGTAAGTTTATTAGCGGAACTATTCAGTTAAAAGACGGTGATATTAAACCTAAAAAACAAGAGGTAGATGAGGATGTTCCTTTCTAGGAACACCCTCTCTAAAGCATTACTTATTCATTACATACATTGTAACTTCAAAGCCAAAACGCATTTCAGTAACAGCTGGTTTTGTCCACATGATTATGTCCTTATTAAAATCCAAGCGAATTAGCTTGTATAGATATTGTGACCAATAATCTGTGTAATAGCAAGTAATAAACATTTATTTTACCCTAATGAAAATACGGAGACATTATGGATTATGATGACGATATAGTGGATTATGATGACAAAAGCCAACTGTCAGAGCTTCCAGAAGCCAAGCTATTATTGGCTATGCTATACCAGACTATTAATGACGCACTTTATGAACCTAAAAAAGTAAGACAAAATGCTACAAGTAGATCTGTAACAAGTTTAAAGTCTAAAAATAAAATAGCTTTACGAGACAGGATTGATGCTATACAATGGTTATTTGATGATAATGATGTTTATGATTTATGTTGTGAATTAGCTGGCATGAGTAAATATAATATCAGAGAAATGATTATTCAGAAACTTGGTGCAGCACAGATACTCCCTTTAGTACATGGATTCTATCAACCAAATGGAGATTAATACTTTAGAAGCAGATATAGCTTGTTATGCTACAGCTGTATATCATGAAGTTAATAATAGATCATTAGAGGAGAAATTAGGTGTCATTAATGTTATTCGTAATCGTGTCAAATCTGGTCGCTGGGGTTCTGATGTATGCTCTGTTGTTTATGCTTCTGGGCAATTTATTGGCGTTACAGACGAAAGCCATAAGAAGGTTGATAAAAAGACGTATCTTGAAACGAAACTACTGGTGCTTGATGCAGTTGTATTTAATAAATATGCTAACCCAGTTGCAAATGCTTTATACTTCCATGATGACTCGATTATACCGAAACATTCGTGGTTTGGTTATAGCAAAATTACTCACATAGGAAGGATGGTATTTTATTGATGAAACCGTTAGCATGGCTTGTAGAAGAATTTGATAGCACAGGTAAACTTGTATGGTCTGGTCTTATGACTGCAGAACCTACAGAACTTTCATGGTTTAAAGACCTGAAATCTAAACTTCACAATGTCACTATAACGCCATTGATACCAGACACTAAAAAGATTATTAAGGTTACTAACATAAAGAAATACGACAGTAAAAAATTAACGGAGGCACATGGTGGACTATAACCCACTTACACAAGAACAAATAATTGATGCTTATAGCAAGGTTTTTCCAACCAGATATGAGCCAATGACAATAGATAGAATGATACAGTTTGCAAGAATTATTGAACAATTACATGGGATAAAATATGAAGCCTAGTTTATTTATAGCAACACCAATGTACGGAGGTTTGTGTTACGGCACATATCTAGAATCTATGCTTAAACTACAGGCATGGCTTATATCTAAAGATATAGACGCATATTTCTCATTTCTTTATAATGAAAGTCTTATTACTCGTGGTCGTAATACGCTTGTAAATGATTTTCTAAAAGGTGATGCAACACATATGATGTTTATAGATGCAGACATTAGCTTTGAGCCAGAGCACTTCTTTAAAATGCTAGATGCTGATGTAGATATTATCTGTGGTGTATATCCAAAGAAAGAAATAAATTGGGCTGGTGTTAAATTTGCTATTGACAAAAAAGTTCCAGAGCATCAACTGAAATACTTTACAGGTGAGTATGTAGTGAATCTAGTTAATGAAACTGATCTAGTTCCTACTGATAAACCATTTGAAGTTAAACATGGTGGCACAGGCTTTATGTTAATCAAGCGTGAGGTATTTGAGAAGTTAAAAGACAAATGTCCGTCATATATTCATAACATGAATGACACTAATGATAACTCTGATCTAGGCGATAAAATTACAGAATACTTTGCAACAAGTATAGATGAGAACAATCATTTATTATCTGAAGACTACCATTTCTGTAAACTTGCTCGTGATAATGGTATTAAAGTACATGGTGCAGCATGGACACAGCTAGTCCATACAGGAACTTATCAGTATAGTGGGAGATTAGTATGACCAAGCCATATATCAAAGTAGTTAGTATTAAAGATACAAAAGTAGGTGATTGCAAGTTAACGCTTGACATGAATCAAGCAGGAAGAGAAATAATACTACAAGCAGGCATACAAAAAGCGTTATCAGATTACGTTGTAGAAAACTCAAAAAAACTATCGTTTTGGAATAAGCTACAAATCTGTTGGAACATATTGAAATGATAATTCCTAATAACATGATTAGCCATATAGGTAAGATATTTCAAGGTGAATACGCTATTGGGAAAATTAGCAATCCATCTATTATAGATATTGGTGCTAACGTTGGTGGCTTTGCAGTATGGGCACATGAATACTTTGATAAGGCAAAAATAGATTGTTATGAACCTATAAAAGAAAACTATAATTTGTTAAGACAAAACATAGAAGGTACTGATATAGCTGTTAGGAACATAGCCATAGGTAAAGATGATGGTGAACGTATGATGTATTATGGCACTCATAACTGTGGTGAAGCAAGTTTATATCAAGGTGAAGAGCAAAGAGCAGATGGTGAAATGGTTAAAGTAATGTCAGCTAAACATTTACCAAGATGCGACATTATGAAGATTGATACAGAAGGTGCAGAGATTGAGATACTTGAAAACCTAGTTCACTTTCCAAGTATATTTTTAATAGAGTTTCATTCTGCATACAATAGACGTAGAATTGATGAATTATTACTTGATTATACGCTAATAGAGTGTACAATGCGAGGGTATAATTATGGAATACTTAAATATATTAAATCATCTTTAGTGGGGATATAATGGGAGCACCAAGACTTTATAATCAAGAGTTA